TGAATTGTTGATGTATTGGTGGTTAGCAGCAGGCTCAACTTATCAAGGCGGTACTTTACAAACATCTTGGGCGACTAATAATGCGAATAATACAAGAGCACAAGGACAAGTAAACTTAGCTGATAGCACATCAAACGAATGGTACATAACAGGCGTACAACTAGAGGTAGGCGCCAACGCTACTCCTGTTGAACATAGACCTTATAATCAAGAATTGATTGAATGTAGAAGATATTTTGAACGCAAGCAAGCTAAACTAAATGTTTTTTTATTTATAGGACAGGCTTACAACACTACAGGAGCTTATGGAACTTTTGATTATCAAGTAGAAAAAAGAGCCGATCCGTCTATAAGTATTAGTGGCGAGGGTACGGGTAGTACGCAATGGCAATGGCTAACTGCTGCTGGGGGTAGTCCCTCTGGCACAGGATCAACTACAGCACACACCATGTCTACGTGGAACGCTAGGTTCCAAGGTACGGGTTATACAGGTCTAACTAATCTAGCTCCATCTGGTTTTTATAGTTTTGGAACTGCGTATGTAGATATAGATGCGGAGTTATAGATGGAAGGAATAATGAATATTACATCAGCTAAGTATGAAAAAGAGGTAATATCTGGCGAAGTTGATATTATTGTTGCGGTTATAGATGGCGTAAAACTTTCAGTACCTATATCAGAAGGCAATAGACACTACAAAGCTATACTAGCTTGGGTAGAAGCAGGTAACACAATAGAGGCAGCAGACTAATGGCAAATACAACCGTACCAGCAGAGTTAATAAATACCGCAACTCCTTTAGGCAGACGAAACATTTTAATCAACGGTGATTTTGGTATTTATCAAAGAGCTCAACAAGTAACTGATCTTGCAGGATCAGAAAACTATTTTACTGCTGATAGGTGGGTTTTAAACGGTAATTTAAGTTCAGGAAGAGTCACAATGACCGCAGGAACAGAAGATGCACCTGCTGAAAGTAATGTAACCACGAGTCTTAAATTAGATTGCACGACAGCCGACACTTCTTTAGGTGTAGGAGAAGTTTTAACATTACAACAAAGAGTTGAAGGCTATAATTTACAGCATGTAAAAAAAGGCACAAGCGGAGCAAAACAACTTACAGCTAGTTTTTGGGTAAAAGGTAATGCAAGTGCTACTTATATTCTTGAGCTATACGATGCCGATAATACTAGACAAGTTTCTAAAAGTTTTTCAGTAACCTCATCTTGGTCAAAAGTAGAACTAACTTTTCCTGCCGACACCACAGGAGCGTTTGGTAATGATGCTAATTTAAGCTTGTATTTTCAAATTTTTTTAGCTTCTGGCACTACTTTTACAAGTGGAACTTTAAATGAAACATGGAATTCTATAACTAATGCCAATAGAGCAGCAGGTGTAAGTAATTTTTTTTCTAGTACAAGTAATGAGCTTTATATAACAGCAATTCAGTTAGAAGTTGGCGATGCTGCTACTGAGTTTGAAATATTAACTTATCAAGAAAGAGCCCTTCTTTGTTATAGATATTATTACGGAATGGTTAACCAAACTAATGTGTTATATGGCACAAATTACAATGGAAATACTGCTTCCAGAGGTTTTGTTTTTTATTCTTTACCTGTTCCCATGAATCATACTCCTACATCTACTCAAACTATGGGTGCATCATCTTTGAGTAGCACTTATCACACTTTTGAAAGGTTAGCTTGGTATACAATTCCAGATAACGGAGATTCAAGTGCAGGATATGTTGATTACTTTACAGCAGAGGCGGAGCTATAGATGGAAGAAATAATGAACATTACAAGTGCTAAATACATAGCAGACGAAATAAAAGGTAGTGGGCATACTGCTATAAAAGCTGTGATTGAAGCAGTAAATAAAGAAGGCGTATTGGCAAATGTAGAAATGTTCGTACCGCTAGACCCTAATAACAGACACTACAAAGAAATCCTACGACAAGTTGACGCAGGCACACTAACCATAGAGGCAGCCGATTAATGCCAGACACAATTACTATAAACGATCAAGACTACGAAGTAGCTGATTTAAATGATCAACAAAAATACTTGTTGAGTCAGATACAAGAACTACGAGTCAAGAAACAAGACCTCATGCGACAAACAGATGTATTGTCCGCAGCACTTTCTGTCTTTGAACAACAACTTACTGCGTCTGTAGAAATAAAAGAAACCGAAACCAAAACCATCAACGAAATAGCGGAAAGCTAATATGTTTGGTATATCCGCCTTTTCTCAGTCGCCTTTTGCGTCATTAGGTGGAACCCCCGTACAAGTAGATCTATCAGGTGTATCTGCACAAGCTCTTTTATCTGATCCTACGAATGCGGTTAATGTAACGATAGACGCCGAAGCAAACGTAACGCCAAGCGGTCAAGTAGGTACAGGTGGAGCTCCTACTGCTGGTGTGAATGCCCAAGCGATAGCTACTTTAGCGGGATTACAAAGTTCAGTTGGTGCAGTGACTGTAACTACGGATGCTGAAGCAAACGTTACACCTGCTGGCCAGGCAGCAACTTCAACGCTAGGCGGTATAGCAGTTGTTGCTGGGGGAGATATAGGGGTTGCCGGACTTGCAGTTACAGGATCCGTTGGCGCACCAACAATAGATGGAGAAGCTAATGTAACTCCCACAGGGCAAGTAGCGACAGGCGGTTTTTCATCTCCAGGTGTAAATGCACAAGCAGTTGTTGCGCTACCGACGTTAAATGCCTCTGTAGGCGCAGTAACCGTCGTAGGCGTTGATGCTGAGGCTAATGTTACCCCTACAGGGCAAGCAGCTACTTCTGCCGTAGGAGCGCCTTCTGTAGACGCTGAGGCTAATGTGACTCCTGCAGGCCAGTCCGCAACAGGAGCAGTTGGAACAGGTTTGTCTTTTGTAGGAAAGGCTAATGTTACTCCAAGCGGCCAAGTAGGAACCTCTGCTGTTGGCTCTATTACACCAGCCGCTGCGGCTAAAGTTAGACCTGATGGTGTTTCTGCAACTGTAGCTCTTAATGACAACTTAATAATATGGCATGAGTTTGATACGACACAAACTCCAAATTATAGTAATATTGACGATACACAAACCCCTGGTTGGACTGATATAGATGAAAGTGAAACGGCTAGTTGGGAAGATGTTGCTTAGAGGTAATTATGGCTACTTATGACAACGATTTAAGATTAAAAGAAATTGCTACAGGAGATGAAAGTGGTGGTTGGGGTACAAGCACAAACACGAACCTGTCTTTAATTGCTGATGCCTTTGGTTATGGATCTGAAGCTATTACTACTAATGCCGATACACACACCACTACAATAGCAGACTTCTCTGCAGACGCTGGTAGGGCCTTATATTTAAAATATACAGGCACGTTAGATTCTGCATGCACTATTACTCTTGGACCTAATACCGTTTCAAAAGTTTGGATTATTGAAAACGCAACTAGCGGATCGCAAAACATAATTATCAAACAAGGATCAGGAGCGACTGTAACTATAGCTGCAGATGCCGTAAAAGTTGTTTATTCTGACGGTGGTGGTTCAGGAGCTGCTGTTTATGATGCTTTTTCAGATTTAGCTCTTGGAGGTACACCAAGCGCTGCTAACATGACTATTTCTACATCTTTGACCGCATCTACAAGTGTCAAAACGCCTTTGATAGAATTTACTGATGGAGACAACGCTATAGCTATAGCTGATGGCGGTGGTGTAACAATTGCTACATCTTTAGATATGAATGGTACAGAACTAATTTTAGACGCTGACGCTGATACAAGTATTACCGCAGATACAGATGATCAAATAGATTTTAAGGTAGGCAATACAGATCAAGTAAAACTTACTGATGGAGCTCTTTCCCCAGTTACAGATTCTGATGTTGATCTTGGAACAACATCTTTAGCCTATAAAAACGCCTATATAGATAGTTTGGGTCTGGGTACTAATGCATCAGGAACGGTTGGTGAGATAAGAGCAAGCAATAATATTACAGCTTACTATTCTTCCGATATAGGTTTAAAAGAAAACTTAAATCCAATAAAAAACTCAATAGAAAAAATACAAGCTATATCTGGTTATAACTTCGACTGGAAAGATGAAGTTGTAAAAGAAAGAGGCGGAGAGGACGATTACTTTGTCCGTAAGTCTGATGTAGGTGTTGTGGCTCAAGAGATAGAAGCCATCTTGCCAGAGGCTTGTGCAACTAGACCTGACGGTACGAAAGCAGTCAGATACGAACAATTAGTGCCTTTGTTAATTGAAGGCATCAAGGAACTAAAAGCAGAAATAGAAGAACTTAAAAAATGAGTGACCAACTTAACAGTTCAGGTCCTATATCCCTAGGTGGATCCACCGCAGGAGAATCAATTAATTTAGAACTAGATGCATCGGCCACCGCAGCAGTAAGCATGAATGATACTGCTTTGCGTAAATTAGGCGGAGTAGTTTCAAGCGGTTCGCAAATATCTATGTCGCAGTTTTACGGTAGGTCTAAATACGCAACTATTGATTTTTCTAATCAACTTGTATATCCAAATAATGTAGTTAGTCAGTTTAGTTTAGATAAATATTTTGCTGGCAGAATAGGAGATGGTTATAGTTCACAAAGTTTTGGAAATTACAACGAAGCGGTAGCAAGTTGGACAGGAACAGATAGTTTTACTTTTAGTTTCAATACTGCTGGTGGTAGAGGATTATATCTTGTTTTAGGAATAGCAGAGGGATTTAGTGGTTCAGGAACTTCTTATTTTAAAGTATGGGTTTCTAACGGAGCAAGCACAACTAGAACAATAACAGCTAGACCAAGTGCTATTATGACAACTTTTCCAGACCCTCCTGGACAACCGACAATATCAGACGTAGCAACTACAATATCTACCTCGGAAACTAATACGTCTTCTATAGCTTTGACTTCTGTAGGATCAAACTATCCTAATTATCAAATATGTTATGGTTTTGAAGATGCAGAAGGCGGTATACCTACGGATTGGATTGGAGCAACATTACATGGTAAATATGTTGCACCAACAGGAGATAATTATACTTATAATATAAATTTAACATGATGATAGAACCTGAAGAAGAAAGAGAAATAGTTTATGACGGGATTACTAGAGTTAGTAATTACGATCCAGAATACGACGAGGAGGAGTAAGATGGCAGAAGATTATGTAATTTATATTTTTGCGGCGGTTTGTTTTGTGATTCTTTTTCCAGCTTTATATTTTTTAGCAAATGACGATACTATTTTAGTAAGAGCAAGAGATAAAAAAGGAAGATATATAGCAGATGATCCTGACACACCAGAAAACGAAGCTTTTACGGTCGTAAAAAAAACAAAAAAACGTAAAAAGAAAAAATGAGCGATATAGAAACGGCTAGGGAGGCTATGACTAAAATACATTCGCATGAACGTGAATGCGCTATCCGTTACGAAAATATAGAAAAAAGATTAGAAGAAGGCTCTAAAAGGTTTGGTAGATTAGAATTAATGATATGGGGCTTGTACGCGGGTATGGCCACGATAGAAATAACATCCAGGGTAATCTGATGTATGAATACGGTTGTACAGTAAAGCGTGTTGTTGACGGCGACACGATAGACGTAATATTAGATTTAGGTTTTTCTGTTTCTTATAGTTCTAGAGTACGTTTATTTGGTATTGACACGCCAGAATCTAGAACTCGAAACAAAGACGAAAAAGCTAGAGGTAAACTTGCTTCTGCTTTTTTATCAAAAGCAATCGAGATGGCAGATCAAGTTGTCATTAGAACGGAACTAAAAGATTCTAGGGGTAAGTTCGGCAGAGTTCTAGGTACAGTTGTATGTGATGGTGAAGACATAAATCAAGGTATGGTAGATGAAGGTTTTGCAGTTAAATATTTTGGTCAAAGTAAAGCTGATGTTGAAGAGCAACACATGAAAAACAGGCAAAAACTTATAGACCAAGGAATATTTGATCCCGATAGTATTTAGATATGGAAGAGCAACCAATAAAGAAAAAGCTAGAATTAGATATTGATGTGACTCCTCACAATCAAAGTGCTAATCCGTATCAAAAATGGATACATCTTGCACGAGCAATAGATTCTTGGCGGATCTTTCCTAGGCTTTTTTTGAGCGTCTACATATTTCTCCTATATTACTCAACTATGTGGTTCATGAGCTTAGAAGATCCGTCTCTAGAGCAAAGCGGTTTAATATCTATTATCGTTGGCGCTGGTGCCGCCTGGTTCGGTCTGTACGCAGGCACATCAAACTCAAGTAAAAACTTCAAAGGCGAGGATTAAATGGAATGGTTCGACCTAATTGCAGAATTAGGTGTGCCTATCGCCGGAGCCTTAGTGATGGCTTATTTTATATTTCTTGTCATGAAACAACTTATGGACGGTTTAGTTGCAGAAATTAAAACCATACAAGGTATCACACAAATGCTTATTACACGTGCGTCTATAATGAACAACGATATGATCCGTATAGATACTAGCGTTTCTTCAGCTTTAGATTTAAGCCCTGACCTTAATCGTATTGCTAGGGCTGAAAATTTTGTTGAAGATGGAAAAATAGATGCAAGAAGAGACTAATGGATATAGTACAGATAGTTGCAGATTTTGGCTTTCCGGTTGTTATGGTTGTAGGGTTAGGATATTTTGTATATTACGTCTGGCAAACAATTACTAAAACTATAGATCCTGCGGTACAAGAGATGAAAGCTACAATAATACGTTTGACCGATCAACTACGCCTTTTGGATCAAGATATGATACGATTACAACAAAAGGTCAATACTGTTTTGGAATTGAAAGAAGAACATAAACTAAAGGACCCAAATGAAAAGTTGGAAGGAACACAAGAAAAGACAACTTAGAACTGTAATATTCTTTATATTATTAAGTTTATTTTTAGTATTATTTTCTAATTTTTTAGTCTCTGATGAGATGGTGTTTAAATTTAAGTCACCAAGTTTTTCAGGTATAAATACCTCACAACATTTTCTTACTATAGAAAATCAACAGTTCTCTAGAAAACAGGCCCTTGAAGATAAAAAACAAACATTATTAGATGAAGCAGAAAGAGATGCCAACAATACTACGCTTGCTAGATTTATTAGGAATTTAGAATCTAGAGTTTACGCTAGGCTTAGTTCGCAGCTAGTTGATAGTCTTTTTGGTGAAAATGCCCAGACTTCAGGTTCGATAGAACTAGAAGGAAACACTATAGAATATAAGGTTGATGATGAATACATTACACTTATAGTTACAGATGAATACGGCGAAACTACCACTATTACTTTTCCTCTTAATAGTTTCACTTTCTAGTTGCGTTTTATTAGAATCCGAATATTCATTAAAAAACTTTAAAGTAACCAGACTAGCAGAGGTTGCAACCGTAATTAATACAGAGCTTTGGGAACTTAGAGAGCCCAAAGTGAAGCCTGTAGTCGCTGTATATCCAAACTCTTTTTTAGACCAAACAGGTCAACGTCGCAGCAACAGTACCTTTGCTACATTCAGTACAGCCGTTACGCAAGCTCCTTACACGCTCTTAATACAAGCCTTAAAAAATACGGCTAGGGGTAATTTTTTTGAAGTGGTCGAAAGGATTGGATTAGACAATCTCAGCAAAGAAAGACAACTAATACGGTCTACCAGGGAAAGTTTTGATGAACCGCAAAAGTTAAAAGCCTTAATGTTCGCAGGCTTAATTATAGAGGGAGCCGTAGTAAGTTACGAAAGCAACATAAGGACAGGAGGGACTGGCGGCAGGATCTTAGGTATCGGCATGAGCAGACAATACAGACAAGATACGGTAACGGTTAGCCTACGATTTATCTCTGTTTTAACAGGCAGAATACTTACTGAAGTGACAACAACCAAAAGCATATTGAGTGTTGGTATTAACGAAGACATATTTAGGTTTGTTAGAAACAATACAGAACTTATCGAAATCGAAAACGGAAACGTTGAAAACGAGTCAATTACTATAGCTTTACAGTCTGCTGTCGAAATGGCAGTATTAAAAAACGTTGAAAAGGGTATAATAAAAGGCTATTGGAGTTACAAAGATGATTAAATATTTTTTAATTTTTTTCTTTGGTATTGCGTTTGCAGCAGATAACGAAGTATCTATAGATCAAGTTGGTAACACTATAAATATAGATGTAGAGCAGCTAGGATCAGGAAACTTGGTCGGAGGGGCAACAGCTACCGCAGGAAGCATGACCGCCCTCGATCTTGATGGGGTAACTATGACCCTGGATATAAATCAAATAGGTTCAAGCAACTTATTCAAAGGTGATATTTATGCAGACTCATATACCGGTTTCTTTGAGTTTAGCGGCGATTCTAATATTTTTGACATACAAACAGATCCAAACAACACTTACGGTGCTGATTCAAGCAACGTCAACATACAAGTAACGGGATCATCAAACGATATGTCTTTAGATCAAGCAACCGCAGCTATGGCATCAACTTTAGATTTAGATTGGATTATCAACGGTTCTAACAACACGATAGATTCTGATATTGATGTTGATCTTGCAACAAATTATATGGATATCGACGGATCAGATAATACGATAAACTACAACGGCGATGGCTATCAAGGCGGTTACTTTTATTTAGATCATACAGGCGGCTCAAGAACTTTAAATGTTACGCAGGCTTCTACTTTGGATAATGATTGGCTCAGGGTCATTTCTACAGGCTCAAATGGATCTTTCTGCATTATCCAAAACGACCAAGGAACCGCAACAAGTTGTTGATGTAGGTTCGGTCAACGAAGTTACAGGTTTTGCACAAATAGAACGAGATGAATCTTTTGCGGCTACGAAAGACTTTGTAATTCAATCTTACGACAAAGCTCAAACAGAAGCTGGTCGTATGGGTATAAAGTTTGTTGATGACACCACAATAAAAATTACCGAACACTCGCAAGTAATTATTGACGAGTTTGTTTTTGATCCGGATCCATCTAAATCAAAACTAGCCGTAAACTTTTTAAAAGGTACAGCACGTTTCACTACAGGGCTTACTGGCAAAGTCCCTAAAGAAAATATGATTTTGCGTACAAACTCTGCAACCGTAGGTATCAGAGGCACAGATTTTAGTGTGACTGTTAATCCTGATACTTCAGAATCTTTGTTTATTCTTTTGCCCGATCAAGACGGCGCCCCTTCAGGCGAAATATCAATAACCACAAATATGGGCACCGTTTTATTAAATCAAGCTTTTCAGGCTACAACCACCACTACACTTGAAAGTTTGCCTTCTGACCCTGTCATATTAGATTTATCTTTGGATTTTATTGACAACATGCTTATTGTTTCCCCGCCAAAAAAGTCTGAAGAAACTAGCGAGGAACAACAATCTTCTGATTCAGTCGATCCTATATTAGATTTTAATGAGCTTGATATTGATTATCTTGCAGAGGAAAGATTGGGAGATGAAGGTTTAGAGTTCACCGAGTTGGACTACGACGCCTTGAACGTAAATTTTTTGGAGGACCTTTTAGATATTATTAGTGAGCTGGATAAGATACAAGATGAAGACAGGCTTGCTCAAGAGGCGACAACAACAAACATAAAAGGTACAAGCGTTGGCCAGGACACTAAAACGCAGATTACAACTATTGTTACAGGCGAGAAGATCAAAATGACTAGAGCAGTTGGGTCAAACGCAGCAATCAATATAGACAGCGGTAATAGTTACACCGTTGTTTTAGAACAAAATGGCGTTGTCAACGAGGTCAAGGTAAACGGCGGGAGTGCATCAACAATAGTAATAAGGCAGAGTTCAGGTTAAAATTTATTATAATTTGTTATGGCAAAAGTATTTTTAGGCGTTATTGCGGTTTTGTTTTCCTTATCTGGGTTTTTGTACTACCAAAACCAGAAACTCTCTGCTTTGAATCAGGCTTTTGATTTGCGAGATCAAGAACAAAAAGCAACAATACAAACACTACAAAAAGACTTTGCCCTACAAACTCAAGGCCTGCTTAATTTACAAAACAAAAATCAAGAGATCGAGCTTGAAATGTCTAGATATTTAGACATATTCAAACGGCATAATCTAAGCAAACTAGCTGCAGCTAAGCCTGGCTTGATAGAAACGAGAGTAAATAATGGTACAAAAGAAGTATTTGAAAGTATTGAACAAGACAGTCGTAATATTGACAGTCTTGATGATGGCTTACAGTTGCAGTCTAATCCCTAAAAAGGTAGACGTAGTAGCAAAGCCCGTAGAAAGACAGATTGCACAACCAATTCTACCTAGAGAACTAAGTTTAAAAGCTCCGTATTGGTATGTCGTCTCTGATAAAAATATTGATGTATTTTTGGAAAGAGTAAAGAAAGAAGAAGGTAGATTAGTTTTTGTAGCTATGTCCGTTCCAGATTACGAACTTATGTCTTACAACATGCAAGAACTAAAGAGATACATAAAAGAATTGAAAGAAGTTGTCGTCTACTACAGAACCGTTACAACTAATTAGGAGAAAAAATGAACATATCTAAAGAAGGTATTGCCTTAATAAAAAAATTTGAAGGGTGTGAATTACAGGCTTATCAGGATAGCGTTGGCGTTTGGACCATAGGTTACGGTCATACGAAAGATGTTCAAGAAGGATTAAAAATTACACAAGAAGAAGCTGAAGTTATGTTACAAGAGGAAATGCCTGAGTATGAAGAATACGTCAAAAAATATGTGACGCATCCGCTTGAGCAACATCAATTTGATGCTTTGGTCTGTTGGACTTATAATTTAGGACCAAACAATTTAAGAAACTCAACTATGTTGACCGTTTTAAATCAAGGTAGACTAAATGATGTTTCTTTTGAAATGCAAAGATGGAACAAAGCTGGGGGCGAGGTTTTAAAAGGCTTAGTCAGGAGAAGAAAAGCAGAGTCTTTGTTGTTTCAAGGTAAAGATTGGCATGAGGTATAGATGGCGTTACAAAAGGCACAGTTTAAGCCTGGAATAAATAGAGAGGGGACTGCATACGATAACGAAGGCGGTTGGTTTGACTGCAACCTTGTGCGCTTCCGTATGGGGCATCCAGAAAAGTTTGGCGGCTGGTCAAAACTTTTAAACACTACATATCAAGGAACTGCGAGAGCTTTACACAACTGGATATCCTTAGCTGGTACAAAATTTTTAGGTATAGGCACACATTTCAAATATTACATAGTAGAAAACAACGCAAGTTTTTCAGATATAACACCAATAAGAAAAACCAGTACAGATAGCATAACTTTCTCTGCTACTAACGGCTCGTCTGAATTGACCGTATCAGATACGGGTCATGGTGCAGTACTAAATGATTTTGTTAGTATCGAAGGTGCTATTTCTTTAGGCGGCAACATAACTGCAGCAGTTTTAAATCAAGAATACCAAATAACCAGCATAGTTGATGGAGATTCATACAAAATTACAGCTAAAGACACATCAGGCAGCACAGTAACGGCAAATTCTAGTGACTCAGGTAACGGCGGATCAGGCGTTGATGGCTACTACCAAATAAATACAGGTCTTGATTTATTTGTGCAATCTACGGGTTGGGGTGTAGGAGCTTGGGGAGCAAGTGGTTGGGGTTCTACCACTCCTTTATCAGCACTTAATCAACTAAGAATATACACACACGATAACTACGGCGAAGATTTAGTTTTTAACGTAAGAGGAGGCGGTATTTACAGATGGGATCAAAGTACTGGGTTACCTAGTAGTGCAGCATCTTCAGAAAATACCAAAAGAGGTCAAGAACTTTCAGGTATTACAGGAGCCAATCTTGTCCCTACCCTTGGTTTACAAGTATTAACATCAGAAATAGACAGACATTTAATAGTTCTAGGTGCAGATCCACTTAATACTGCGGGTACAGCCAGAACACAAGCTATAGATCCTATGTTAATTGCTTTCAGCGACCAAGAAGATTTACTTGAGTTTGAACCAAAACTAACTAATACAGCAGGTTCTTTGCGTTTATCTTCAGGATCGCAAATTATGGGAGCAGTTAAGTCAAGACAAGAGATTATAATTTTTACCGACACATCTGTTTACAACATGCAGTTCGTAGGACCGCCTTTCACTTTTGCAGTCAATTTGATAAACGAATCAACCGGTCTTGTTGGTCCAAAAGCAGCCGTTACTGCACCTGATGGTGTTTATTTTATGTCTTACGATTCTTTTTACACTTACAACGGTACCGTAGCAGAGTTACCTTGTACGGTAAAAAATTATGTTTTCAGCGATATTAACAACTCACAAATATATAAAGTACAAGCTTTTACTAACAACAAACATTCAGAGGTTGGTTGGTACTATCCATCAGCTAGTTCTTCAGAAATAGATAGATACGTTATTTATAATTATACGGATAGAATCTGGTATTACGGACAACTATCAAGAACAGTTTGGTTAGACGCTGGAATAGAAAATTACCCCCAAGCTGCATCAGGCGGTTACCTATATGAACACGAGGATGGCTTTGATGACGACGGTTCAGAGATGACAAATGTATTTATAGAGTCTTCAGACTTTGATATTGGGGAAGGGGATTCGTTTTCTTTTATCAGAAGGCTCATACCGGATATTAAGTTTTTAGATAATGATTCAGGTTCAACCGTCAATATAGTTACTAAAACAAGAAACTTTCCAGGAGATACTTTGACTACAGCAGATACATCAACCGTAACTCCAACCACTCAACAAGCGCATATAAGAGCTAGGGGCAGACAGATTGCCTTGAGGATTGCTTCCAACGACGGTCAAGAATCAAACCAAGGTGTAGGTTGGCGTTATGGATCGACTCGTTATGATGTGGTAAGAGATGGTAGAAGATAATGGCAAAGCTTCTAGAAACCAGATTACCGATTGCAAATGGCGAGGTAACAGCAGAATTATTTAACAGATTAGTTCGTATTTTAGAGATCAACTTAGGTAGTTTTGACCCGAACAATACGCTACAATTGACAGAAGCTGAGCGTGATACGCTTAAATTTAATGAAGGTTCATTAATATTTAATACAACCACAAACAGCTTACAATTATTCGACGGGGTAGAGTTTGTTAATTTAAGCACTCCCTTCGCCTTACTAACAGTGGCTAACGAAAACGTTAAGTTCCCTGCCTTTATGACTGCTTCCGTTGGAGCAGTAACAGTTACGATTTCATAATATTATGCAAGAATTACAAAACAGTTTGAGTGGTATTGCAAAGTTAGGAAGGTTTGGGGACGATACCTTAGCCCACTTGAGTACAGGTGAGATGGTTATACCGCCTAATACTCTGAATAAGAAATTACAAAAACAAGTACAAAACGACCTAGCCGCTAAAGGCGTAGGTATAGATAGAATTACGGTTGGATCTGCAAATAATTCAATTAACCCGCAAACTGGCTTACCAGAATTTTTTAGCATAAAAGATATAGGAAAGACCCTCAAAGGCGTAGGCAAAGGCGTAAAGAAGTTTGTCAAAGGCGCTACCAAAAAACCAGGTTTTAAAAACTTACTAGGCGTTGATGGAAAGCTTGGAGCTAAATCATTAGCAAAAGGATTGGAAAAAAGAACTAAAGATGCTGCGCCTTATGCAGTTGCTTTGGGATTGACTTTATCTGGAATACCTTTAGGTCCTGTACAGTTAGGTGCTTTAGCAGGTGGTGTAGCTGGAGCTACAGATCCTTTGTTAAAAGGTAAAAAAGCCAAAGATATTTTGAAAGGCGGCGCTATAGGGGCAGCATTAGGCGCTGCAGGTGGATCAATTGGTAAAGCAGCAACTGCGAGTAAATTAGGTGCAATCAATCCACAATTAAAAGTTGATTATCTAACTCTTTTGAAAGAAGGAAACGCGGCTGCGGCAAATAGTCTGGTTTCACAAAACTTAGGGCCATCGTTAGCAGTGTCGGACGCGCCACGAGGAGGCGGTACAGTAAGGTTACCTGATGGCAGTTTTGCAGAAAGTATGGTATCTAGTTTCGATCCAAGTACGCTTACACCTTCAACCTCTCAGTTAGCCCTTTCAACTCCAACTGCTTTATCAACAGGAATACAAGCTTTAGATACAGGTAATACTTTTGAAGATTTTCAAAGAAGGCAGGGTGTAGAACCTACAGATTCTTCAGTTGAAGCAAAAGATAAAACCACAGCTGAAAAGATACAAGATTATTTTGAAGATAAATTAGGTTTAGATAAATTTAGAGACGATCCTGTAGCAGCTATTTTTGATGATTTATTAGGCTTTGATGATAGTGGTGGGCTTGGAACATTATTTGACCCGTCGAAAGGTGGCCTAGACCCTAAAGCTTTAGCTTTGGCCACCGCCTACGGTAAAGCCGTTGAAGAGGCTACAGAAAGGACAAAAGGCGGCATAAAAGACGTAAGAACAACAATCAGACCTGATCTGATGCCACAACCTGTTTATGGCAGCGGTGGCTTTGATCTAGGCCTTGGACCGAAAAGAAAAGTAGGACTACCAAGGAGAATGATGGCAACTGGCGGTTTAGCTGAGCTGGATATGCGTAACGGTGGTGATGTTAATGGTCCCGGTACCGGAACATCAGACGACATACCAGCTATGCTAAGTGACGGCGAGTTTGTTATGACAGCAAAAGCTAATAACGGTGCTGGTGGATTTAAAATATCAAAAACAAAAACAGGAATAGAACTTTTAAAAAACGGTAGTCCGGATAGAGAGATGGGTGCCAAAAACATGATGAAGTTAATGAGAATTTTTGAAGGAGTAGCGTAATGATAGGATTTTTTCAAAAACCAAGCTTGGGTATTAGCATGTTAGATGCGCCAGGTTCTGTAGACCCTAGGCTTGAGACGCAAGATATAGTCGAAATACAATCAGATCCTATATTAAGGAGCTTGTACTTTGGTACTGCACAAACACCAGGGTTCTTTAATCAGTTACAACAGGCGGCAGCCGATAGATTGCAAACAGATATTCCCCTTAGAGAGACTATTGGTCTGTCGCCGATAGAAGAAAGAGCGATACGTCTTGGTGAAACTGAAACAGGAGCATTCGATAGGTTCTTAGGTAGACAAGAAGATCTCTTAGGCGACGCACAACAACAATATCTGACAGGATTAGAAACACTAAGAGGTGCAGTTGGTAGAGCTTATGACCCAACTTCTGCAAGTAAATTTATGGACCCCTTTGAGGATGCGGTAGTTCAACAAGTTATAGAAGATTTTAACCGTAAAGCTGCTATTGAAGATCAAGGTATGCTTGCCGACGATATTGCTAGAGCTGGAGAAAGTGCTTTTGGTTCTAGAGGCAGACTTAAAAGAGAAGAAGTAGAGGCTGCTAGAGGTGAAGGATTAGGTAGGCTTTTATCTGGTATTAGATCACAAGGTTTTGAAAGAGCGCTTGACAGATCAATAGCAGATTTTGGTAGAGAGCAAGCAGCTACTGAAAGACTAGCGGCAGGTGAGACAGGTCTTGGTGGATTACTTAGAGGCCTTGGCTCTGATGTTGGCGGTCTTGGTAGGGAAAGACAGAATTTAGTCGGTACTGATATCGGCAGACTTTTACAACTTGGTGGTCTTGGCAGAGGCATACAAGACTTAGAAGCAGGGCGTAGATTCCAGCAACAGACCGATCAACAAGCTTTACCTTTGCAAACACTAGGACTAGTGGGCGGTTTATTGCCAGGTTACGAAGCCAGTCAAAGTAGAATATCTAGCGGTTACGGTTTGCCGCCTGATCCAAAAGCTACCGGCTTAGGAGCTGCATTCTCTGCCTACGGACAATTTGCTGGAGGAGCTTAATGGCTATCAAAGACCGCAGGCTTTTTGCTAACGGAGGCGAAGCTACATCGCCAATAGTTCTTGCAGCAGATACCGGATCAGGTTTTGTACCGTCAAATAAAAAGGTAATTTTAGAACAAGAGGGTGATAGTTTTTTTGCCGTAACGACGGAAGATGGTATTGTTCTAGACAGAGAACAAATAAATATTGATTTGTCTCCAAACAGAGACCCTGTTGACGCTTACAGAAAACAAGAATATAACAAAAACCTTGGAAAATTGACGCTGGGCTTGACTGGTTTAGGAGCCTTACCTTTTCTGCCTACTAAAGCAATATCGAGAGCGGGCATATTAGGTTTGAATGCATTAAAATACGCTGCACCTATAAAAAATATAAAATTAAAACCAGCAAGTTTTCCTTTAAAAAGAGATAAGTCCGGTAAACTTATGGGCAGAAATCCAAACAATCCATTCTCTTATACCGCAGAAATAAAACCCTTACAAACCGGCGTATATACAGCGGGAGCAGCATTGACAGCTCAAAATCTTTTGGAAGCCGAGGAAACAGAAGAAGTAAAAGATCCAATTCAACAAAGCATAAATGAATTAGTAGGACCAACTCCGCCAGCAAGTCCCGAAGTAGTGGAGGATCAAATTGAAGTTCTCGAAAATACAAAAGAAGATGTAGATACGGTAATTGATAGAGCAGCACAGCTATTTACTGAGGACGCATTAGATCAACCAGAAACTATTGATATACCGTTTGAACAAAAGAAACAAGGTGAATTTTCTGAACCCGCAGAAGAACCGCAAAAGAGAACAAGAGGCTTTTTTAATAGCCCAGAATTCTTATCGGCTGTCAGAAATATAGGTAAAGCCTTAGTGGTAGAAGGTCAATTTGGTCCAGGATTAGCTAAAGGTATAGTGCTTGCAGGCGAAGAAACTAGAAGAGAAAAAGAACTTGAAGAATTAGCAGAACAAGAACAACTAGAAAAAGATAGAGAGTTTTTAGAAAAAATAGAATTAGAGAATTACAAACAAACTTTAGCAGCACAACTAAAAGGCAGCGGCATTAGTAGCGCTGACGCAAAACAAATAGTTGGTGCTGAAGAAAATATTTTAAATGCGATTTCAAGCGGAACTAGAACTATAGATTCAATAAAAACATTAGATAAAGTAATCAGTTTAGTTGATTCTGGAGCCACAACTGGGCTGCGAGGGTTATTCGGCGAATACACAGAAAACGTTCTTACCGCTATCGGACAAACCACCGGTAAAAAATTTGATGAACTAAGCCCCAGGATGAAAGCAAATGCACTTTTAAATGTTTTAAGACAAAAAGGAATAAGAGAAATACTAGGTGAGGCGGGTAAGACAATATCAAACCTAGATAGACAAATAGTTGAAGATGTTTTTGGAAAAATTACTGTAACAACGCCTCCTGCAGTTACTTTAGATTTACTTAAAAGATCGCGTGACAGTTATGCAACAAGTATTACAGAACAAAAAAATAAAATAATAGCTAATAAAGGGTTTTTTGATAATACAGGCCTCAGGTCAGGAGTGTTTGACAGCAACCAAAATGTAATCAGTAATATAATAAATTTTGATCCAACTCTTGATTACTCTGAAGATTTCTCTTTATCAGATGATATAGATTCAAAAATTTATAATCTTGAAAAAACAGAAGAATGAGAACTTTTAAAATAAGAGTTGCAGAAGACACCATAATACCTATAAGAGCTAACTCTGTAGAAGAAGCTAGAAAAATAGCAAGAGCACAAATATACACTAAAGCGGCTTCACCCTTGTACGACAAACTTTTTTTTGATTACGAAACTGGTGTCCCTAATGTGCAAGGGCTTAGATCTGGATTGGGCAGAGCAGAAACTTTAGAAGAGCAAGATAATTTATTAACATCTAAAGTAGGGTCAAAAGGTTTCACTAGGAACACTAAAGGGCAGGCGGCTCTTACGCCTGAAGGTCTAAAAAAACTTGGATTACATGATAGAGTAAAAACCGTCACTTTAACAAACGGCGACGTTTTACCCGTAAATGTTATTGTTGATGAAAACAGTTTTGGATTATCAACAGGTGATCTGGCTGATTTTTCTGGTGTCGTTGGTCCTATAGCTGGAGCGGTAGCTTTTATGAGCCCGTACGGTAGGATTGGTAAATTCATGCTTAACCTGTTTAAAGGCAGACCAAGGGTTTCTAGGGTTGTTAGTGCGGGTGCAGGTAGTAGTGCCGGTAAAGGTGCAGAGGAGCTTTTAGATGCTATGCAGGGTTTTCAGCTACAAGATAAACAAGAATTAGCAACTACTATAGCTGGTGAGTTTGCATTGGGCGCTGTAGGACAAGGGTTGGGTGAGGGCTTAGGAATAGGTTATCAATTATTGTTAGGTAAAAAAGCACCCTTTGATAATTTAAGATTATATGAACAAGGCACGAAAAGAAGATCTTTGAATGACATCATGAAGTTAGATCAAAAGTTAGGCAGAGAGGCTACTGAAGCAGAAATTAAACAAGCAATCAAAACAGGAGCCGTAAGAATTTTTGCTGAAGCTGCTGTACCTTCACAAAGCGCTTTAAATAAACAAATACCTGGCAGGTTACAGGCGGTTTCAGAACAAGTGTTAGGTAACGAAAGAACTAAAAGCACAACTAAATATTTAACTAATGAACTTAATAATGTTTTAGAAAGTGCAAATCTTGAGCTAAGCGATTTAGAGACTTACATATCTGCCACAGCCAAAGGCAGTCTAGACGAACAACTACAAGCTAACTTGCAAGTCCTAAGATCAAACGAAGCTAAGACCACACAAGCATTGAGAAAGCTTTTGCAAGATGTTGAAAAAAACGTTTTCGAGATGGGTAAATACGCAGACAGTTTAGATAATCAAACAGGAGCTATAGGCGCCAACATAAGAGAAACATTGACAAGGGCTTATAAAGCAATAGACGATCAACACAGAAAAAAATACGTAGCTATAGATAAATCTTTACAGCAGTTAGGTAACAACAAGCTAGATCAATTTTACATTTCAGAAGATATTGGGAGGCTTTTGTATCCTAGGCTTGTAACTCTAGAAAAACAAATAGCTAAATTTAAAAAGAACAACCTAACTTATGATTTGTTTAAGGTAGAGGACTCAGCTACTTCAACAGTTCAAAGTTTAGAAGAGTTTATAAAACGTTTTAAGGAAAGAATCGATCTACCGCCCCAGTTAAAAGGAATGGTCTTAAAATCTATACAAGATGACGTTGTTAGGGGTATAGAAGAATCAGGCAGAAATGTTACTGAAGCAGGTGTAACAAAAGCAGTTAAAGCAGCACAAAAACAAAATTATCAAACTAAATTGGATGAAATGTTGCGCACAGATCCAGACTTTTTAGATGCTGCCTTGAGCAATAGATTGAACTTGGTGCAAGTTAGGAATGCAGTATCTGACCTTAAAAAAGCTAACAACGAAGCTGTTATAAGGGGCGTGAAATCTAATCAACTTGCAAATGCTTTGAACGACTTTGAGCAGTTTTTGTATAGAGAATTGCCAGACAGTAAAAACTTTATATCAAGAGTTAGTGATAAAGGCTTAGGTAAAAAAGAGGTGGTAGTCAGATTAGAGAAACAATTAAAAGAGTTACAAGAAGCAAACGCTAGTTATGCAGATCGTATGAGTGTTTTTCGTAACAAAGAGCTTGGCAAAATGAAAAGCGAAACAAGACAAGGCTCTTACGATATTGATGAAATATATCAAAAAGCCGTTGTCGAAGGTTCT